TAGAACTTTTAGAAACGCATGGGAGTACGCATAATGCCTATTGTAACAAACATGACTAAAGCTAAAGACATTGCTCATGAGATGCGTAGAGCTAAACGTGCTGAAGAGTTTGCACCGCATGATGAAGTTATTATGAAACAGATTCCTGGTGCAGACGCTGATGCTGCTGAGGCTGCTAGAGTTGATATCAGAGCTAAGTATGAGACAGTCCAGACTGACATCAACGATGCAATTAATGAAGTAGAGCTACGCAACATTGTGGAGAATATGTAATGTCTAAAGTTGTCATACAGGGCAACGCTAGTGGTACTGGTAACTTTACCATTGCTGCACCGAACAGCAACACTGACAGAACTCTGACGTTACCTGATACTAGTGGAACATTAGTTACTGGTGATGACATTGCAATTAATGGTATTACTTCAGATTACACAAGCGGAACTGCTTTAAATGTAGATTCTTCAGGATATGTTTTAACTCCAAATAATCCATGTTTTAGTGTTTCTGGTACTACTGGTTATACAGCTAGAACAACTGTTAATGGAGTAGCAAACACAGTTCCATACAATTCAATACACACCGGAATTAACTCTTCTGGCTTTGACACTTCAACTGGTGTGTATACTGCTCCCGTTGCTGGGGCATATTTATTTCAGTGGGCTAATTTAAGTGCAGCAGCAGCCTCTGGGGCAGGTGGTTTATGGAAAAATGGGAGCTACGTTTTTGCAGGATACAACTATTCAGAAAGACTTAAAAGTTTTCAAGCAATAAGTACTGCTGCGGTTGGAGATTATTTTCAAATAACTCATCCGGCTGATGTGTATTTGCAAGGGGCATCGTATACTATTTGGTCAATTATATTTTTAGGATAAATCATGGCTAGTTATAATGTTAACTTAACAGACACAGAAGATAAATGTTTAAAATATGCAGCAGTGTCTGCTCAAATTTGGATTGATAATCTTGTTAAAAACAGAGCAAGAGTAGCTAAACAAGAAATTATTGCTAAGTTAGTTGCTCACTGTAATGCAAATAATATTGCGATTGCTACTGGAGAAGATGCTCAAGTTACGCAAGCATTTGATCTAGGTGTTGTTCAATTCTTAGCTGATGTCCCTGTACCGGAGCTACCATAATGAGTACAATCGCAGTCAATGCAATTACTGATGCTAACGGTGGTAACACTACAAGTATTAATAACACCACACCTACTGTGTACAACACAGTAGGCAAGAACAGGATTATTAATGGAAACATGATGATTGACCAGAGGAACGATGGTGCTGAGGTGACTAACAGTAACAGTCAATATACAGTAGATAGATTTGATTTATCAAAAAGTGCAACATCAACGGTGTCATTTCAGCAAAATCAAGGTTCAGTAACTCCGCCAACTGGTTTTATAAACTACCTTGGTTTCACAACTACTACAAGTTCTTCGCCCTCTTCTTCTGAATATGTTTTATGCAGGCAAAGAATAGAAGGTTTTAATATTACTGACTTAGGATGGGGCACTGTTAATGCTGTCACTGTAACTCTCAGCTTTTGGGTTCGTTCTAGTTTAACGGGAACTTTTGGCGGGTCTTTAAGAAATAATGGAAATAACAGAAGTTATGTTTTTAGTTACACAATATCTTCCGCAAATACTTGGGAAAAGAAATCTATAACTATTGCTGGAGACACCACAGGTACTTGGGCAACTACTAATGGAACAGGAATAACATTAACTTTCAGTTTAGGTTCTGGCTCAGATTATCTATCAACAGCAGACAGTTGGCAAAATGGTAATTATCAAGGAGTTTCTGGTCAAACAAATATTGTTTCCACCAACGGAGCAACTTGGCAAATCACAGGAGTCCAGCTAGAGGTTGGTGAGACAGCTACTGAGTTTGAGCATAGACCTTATCCAATAGAGTTGCAGTTGTGTCATAGGTACTATCAGATTATTAGAGCACATGGGGGTTCTCGCCAGCTTGTCGGTTTAGGATATGGTTATGATGGTGACGACATAATGGGTTTGTATCATTTAACAGTTCCACTTAGAACTAATCAACCAACTATGTCATTTAACGGAGTTTGTTTGTTTTTAGGAAGCACTGTTGATACAAACACCATTGTTTTTGCGTTAAATAATTATCCAGCTGTAAACCATACAGTTATAGCTATTAATGTTGATAATACAGGTAGTCCAGCAATAGCAGCAAGAGACTGTATTGCTTATGGTTTTACTAGTGGTACATCAGCTAATTATATTGACGTAGATGCGGAGCTATAAATGAATATTGAATCAGTAAAATATAATAAACGTGGAGAAGATTTTCCTGTTTTTGCAGTTATTGATGGTAAAACTTGTTCTGTGTGTCAATCAGAAGATAATAGACACTGGCGAGCAATTTTAAAGTGGTTAGCTGAGGGCAATACACCGGAGCCAGCAGATGGCTAAGTTAAAGTTAGAACACGTTAGACCAATCCCTAAACGATCTAAGATGAGTAAGCGTAAGAAGAAAGCACAGATCGCTAAGAAGAGTAGGAATCAGAAGAAACAGTTATTCAGATGAAGAACTTTGACCTAGCCACACTGTTAGCAGGAATCATACCAGTTATGCTGGCTGCTATGTGGTGGGTCATAAGTAATGTTAATGAGTTACGAGGTGACATCCAGTTGCTTCAAGCTAACATGATGATGTTGGTAGATCCACAGGGACAGATCATTCCTAGTCCTGGTAATGCTTTTGCAAGACAGGAACTAAAGGAAGAGATCATCGAAAGACTCGCAGATTTACACGTTAGACTAAGACTGATAGAGGAAAGCAATGCCCACAAAGAAGGACAGTAGACTAGCAAGAGCAGGTGTATCAGGTTACAACAAACCTAAACGTACACCTAATCATCCTACTAAGTCACACGTTGTTGTAGCTAAGTGTGGTGATGGAACAATTAAAACTATTCGTTTTGGTCAGCAAGGTGTTTCTGGTGCTGGTAAGAATCCTTCTAGTGCTAAAGAAAAAGCTAGACGTAAATCATTTAAAGCACGACACGCTAAGAACATTGCTAAAGGTAAGTGTTCAGCAGCTTATTGGGCAGACAAGGTGAAATGGTAATGGATGACTTAAATAAACAGATAGGTAGGCTTGAGGCTAACGTAGAGCAGTTACAGATGCAGATGGCAGAACTACGTCAGGATGTTAAAGATATGTCTGCTGTTGTCACCAAGTGGAAAGGTGCTGGTGCTTTACTGTTAATCCTTGGTGCATCGTTGGGGTGGTTAGTAGATGCTATTGCTAAAAGATTATAGAAAGTACTTGACTTTTATAGCTTTTTGTGGTATAATATCCATACAAGGATGTAGTGCGATAGGAGCAGCAAAGGCTATATTACCAGGTAAGTCTGGTACTAATGTTAATGCTAATGCTCAAGTAGGTAAAGAGAATACACAGCAACTCGTAGGTAAACAAGAGAACACCAAGATTGAGGGTGAGAATGTTAATGTCAATCAGACAAAGAAAGAGACTGATACCAGCATTAACACATCAAAAGTAGATAGCCTAATACAGAATAACACAAATGTACCTTTATGGTATTTATTGTTGTTGGTATTAGGGTGGTTACTTCCTAGCCCACAAGAGATATGGAATGGGTTTGTTGGATCAATAGAAAGAATAATACATGGCTCGAACCGTAAGCGCAGTAGCAAACAGAACAACAGCAGATAAGCATACGCTATACACTGTTCCTGCTAAGAACACTGGGCTATGGAACATGATGTACATTATCAGTCTTGTTGGTAATGAGACTCCTAAAGTGTACTGGTACGATAGTCATACGTCAACTGAATATTTTATTGTTGGTGGTAAGAACTTAGGTGTTGGTGAATATATCTTGTTGTCTGATGCTCATGTCGCACTAAAAGAAAACGATGAGATCAGAGTACAGAATACAGGAACTAATAGCACAACTTACATAGCAACAATAGAATTAATACCAGCAGAAGCAATACAATTTCATTCATAGGAGCTAATCAATGCCAGCATTTAAAACTTGTCCTACTTGCCCTTACCCAAAGAAGTGTAAAGCTGCTGGTAAGTGTTTAAGAAAAGCTATGAGAAAGACAAAAAAGTAATGCCTCTAAAGAAAGGTAAGAAGAACGTAGGTTCTAACATCAAGAAGCTAAAGAAGGAAGGCTACCCACAGAAACAAGCGGTAGCTATTGCCTTATCTACAGCTAGGAAGAAAAAGAAATGAACTACTTAGAACTTGTCAATGACGTACTAGTAAGGCTTAGAGAGGATGAGGTAACTGCTGTTACTGACACACCTTACTCTAAACTTATTGCTAAGTTTGTCAATGATGCTAAACGATTAGTAGAAGATAGTTATAACTGGAACGCATTGTCTGAAACATTAACGGTTACTACTGCTAATGATCTGTTTAACTACGCAATGACAGGTTCAGGACAACGCTTTAGTGTTATTGATGTTATCAATAGTGAAGATAATGTGTTCCTAGAGTACATGCCTTTTAGTAAGATGAACAACTTGTTCTTGAATCAGACACCACAAAAAGGTTCACCAATGTACTACAACTTTAATGGTGTAGATACTAATGGTGATACACAGGTAGACATCTATCCTATTCCTGATGGTATTTATAATGTGTTCTTTAACATCTATAAGCCACAGGCAGCACTAGCAGTTAATGCTGATGAGCTAGATGTACCAGCAGAACCAGTAATTAAATATGCTTATGCTTTGGCTGTATCAGAGCGTGGTGAAGATGGTGGACTGTCAGCACAAGAAGCTACTGCACTAGCGGATCAGTCACTAGCAGATCACATTGCTATTGAGAATGGTAGGTATCGTGATGAATATCTCTGGCATGCATCGTAATGGCTAAACCGTTACAGACATCAACTATATCAGCACCAGGTTTTCTTGGTGTAAACACACAAGAGAGTAGTGTTGACTTGTCATCAGGTTACGCACTAGAAGCATACAACTGTGTCATAGATCA